ACAGGATCAGATGCATCAGCAGGTGAATCATAGTAGGCTGTGGTGATCAATTCATTTGCTGAATTGTAGACTTTGACTACATATTTGAAGCCTACCTCTGCTGCATTTGTGGAAACTATCTGATAGTTGATCCTATTGAAAGCAGGAAGGATGCTGATTGATGGCTGTGTGAGGGTTATCATTTTGAAACTTTTAGAATGAGTGTATCTGATCCAATGGTGCGAAGGTCTACATCAAAATCAGGTCTAGCTTCATCAATAGATTTCTTGATGAACTGCCTGCCTTCAATACCATATTTCTTGATGTAGTATGCTAGTCTTTTTGCTGAATTAGAAATCTGTGGGAGCATCTGCCTACCTGCCATGCTTTCATCCCCATACTGAATTCTTAGGTTTGTGGCTTCAATCTCTATATTCTTTCTTTGCATCCATCCCTGTAGTTTTTGCAGGGCTTCAGGTGGCATTCCGTAGGTCTTATATTGGTAGAATTTACCTTCTGCATTTGGGTAGGTTTTTCTTCTGTTCTGAATACCCCTGACCCCCTTATCTATGAAGTCAGCATAGTCTACACCTACCTTGATTTCTATCCTGTATCCTGTCTTGGTTTCTGTTACCCCTAGGAAGTTGAAAGCACCTTCCATAGCACCTGTATCTGATGGTGCATTCTCTGAAAGTTTCAAGGCTAATTTTGACCCTAGCTTTTCCATGGCCTGAGTCACATTCTTCACAAGCATAGCATCTACATCTTTGACATAGTTAACCCCTGATCGGGAGACACCGCCAATATTGACTAGACCTTCTACTTTAGCTTTGCTTGCAACTGCCATTTTTTATACTCTAAATCTTTATGCTTATTATAATCTTTCAAATAGGCTAGGCTATTCAGGTACTCCACTACCTTCAATTCAAAGGCATCATTCACGCTAATATTTTGGAAGTCTGCCACCTGCTTAGTGGAATATACCCACCCCCATCTTTCCATAAATGGACTACCTTCTCCGCTAGTTCCTGATTGATCACTGAGGAGATTATGGTACTGCTTATTAATTCGCTGAATAATTGACAAAAAAAAAGCATGCACCCATAGACTTCAATGAACTTAGCATCTAGCAATTCATCTGCTACTACATCATGGGGAATCTTCCCATAGGGCTGATATCTCTTCCCCTCCATAGGTAGAAAGAAGCAGGCTGCAATCTTATTGATCTGCATGATTTCACCTGAGAAGGCTAGGATATCAATGTACTGACCTGCTGTGATTTCATTCAATTCATGGCAGAACTTGTACCGCTTATCACCCACCTTCAGGAAGTCCACAGGCTTAGTCTCAGGGATGTTATCAAAGAAAGATAGCTTCTCCCCATATTCTGTGATCAAGTCCCTGTACTTGAAAGTATCATAGTATGCTTCATCTTTGCCCTCCACTATGGAAAGCATTTTCTGCTGCTTCTCAATGATGTTCAGATTCCCATTGATCTCAATATCATAGAGGCTGATGAATTGACCTACTGTAAGTTTATCCCACATGATTCTAAATATATTTATTTGGTTTGATGTATTTTTGTAGTCGCAATTTGCGACCTATCTAAATGTCTAAGAAATGTCTAGGAATGTCTAGGAATATCTAATTATCTGAATGAGTACTTCCCTAGGTGGCTGTTGCTGATCTTATTCACTACGGAATATCTAAGTGCATCCAGGGCATGGTTGAAATTGTCCACGGGCTTATTGGTGATCTGCCCGTTTTTATCTTCTATGAATTTGTAGTTCCTGAGTTCCTTGATCATGTTGAAACTTCCTTCCGTAGCATGAAGCCTGTATCTTCTGATGATGTCTATCCCTAGGTTGATTGACCCCTTGATAGTAGGCTTGACATTCCACCCCATCCTGTAGATTTCTTCTATTGACTTGGGCTCTGCTGAATCTGCAAATATTTCTGTTGACCTGTCCAATCCTAGCACCTTGAATTCATTGGCTATGTCCTGATTGGTCATGCCTGTTCTATACAGAAGTTCTTCAGCATACATATCATCACCTAGCAGGTAGGTTCTCACAAGTGAACTAGGATCATTGGAAAATCCGAAGTCAAGACCATAGCTGACTAGCTTTGCTTCCTTTGGTATCTGCTTGCAAGTTTGGAAGGTGTACACAAGGCTTCTGCTCTGACCCCTTTCCCCTAGTCCGTAGACCCTCCAATAGTTTTCATCTATCTCCTTCAGTCTTTCAATCTCCTGCTTGATTACATCCCCTAGAAATGGGTTATCCTTGTAGGTAGTCTGATGGAATTCTACATCTGATCTAGTCAGCACTTGGTCATAAATCCAATGAAATTCTTCTGATGGATTATAGTCCAGGATCACCTTCTCATTGGTTCTGAATAGTAGCTGTGTCCAATCTTCCTGACTTAGTTCGTTTGCTTCATTGCAGAAAAGCAGGTCACGCTTTCTACCCCTGATCTTCTGAGGCATATCTAGTGAGATGAATTCAATCACATTCCCATTCAGCCTGTATTCATTCGCTGTCTTTGAATGAAAGTCTTCTGAATAGATTTCATGATCCTTGATGATTTGGAAGAAGTCACGCATGACAGTACCCCTAAGTGCAGGGAATGTCTTCCTACAGATGGTGACTATCTTCCCTGTGTTCTTTTCGCAGTATGAAAAAATGATCCACAGCAGGATGTTATAGGTCTTCCCTGATCGAGTGCCACCCTGCTGTACTACTATCTTTGTGGTGCTTTCTTCAAGGTGTCTGAATACCTTGTTTGTTTTTACCTTAGTGATCTCCATCCACTATGTTGACCTCAAAAAGTTTGCTCCCATCTTTGCCTGTGACTTCCTGCCTTTCAACATATCCCCTAGACTTTCCCTGTGTTTTTAGAAAGAAGATAATAGCAGTAGTATCACCGCTATTAATCTTCTGATCTAGTTTGCCTTCTACAAAATCAAGCCTCTTATTCCTGCCTTCGATTACAGCCTGTTCTAGGCCATCCTGTTCAATCCATTTGTAGAGGGTAGGTCTTTCTACACCTAATGAAATTGAGGCTGCTGACAGGTTACCAAATGCCTTGACAATGGCTTGTTCTATCAAAGATGAATCAGGCTTTTTCATAGTGTAAATTTTTGTAAAAGTGGGCTTCTAATTTATACGGATTATTCCCCTTCTTGGGTAGGTGTTTCTACAGCCTCCACAGGTTCTGCAAACTTCTCAGTCAAGGTGTTCTCAATCCCTGCTTCATCTAGTAACTTTTTAAACAAATCTGCAAGTTGGAAGATTCCATTCTGATCTTCAAGTGTGATGGTGACAGTCTTCTCAGGGCTGTTGAAATTCAATTCAAATGATGCCATTTTCTTTTTGGTTTTTGGTTTAAATTATTTGTAGTCAGGACAGGATTGATACCTGCACACATATCTAAGGGTATCTTAATATGCAATCACTTTTATCAAGCAGTTCCGATGTGCGTCTGATTCCGCCACCTGACTATACTTTTTTAGTCTATCCATTTGCCATGAGTTCTGAGATGCCAAAACCTATGTTTCAACACTTCAAGGATCAGGGCAAAAAGGGAATCACTTTGATATTCCCCTTCTTCTACTATAAGCCTGAACTTTGCCATGATCAGAATGGTAAATCTCCTGCCATTTCAGGATCAGGTGCAAATGCGTTTGCCTTTGGAATAGCTTCATCCTTCTTGTACTCATTCAAGAAGACACCTACATCCTTTCCGTAGTCATTGGCCTTGTCATAGATGTTGACATTGATGTTGACATACTTCTTCCCATTGTATGTGTATGAATGTGCCTCTGCATCACTTATGCAGATTGAAGCAGTCATCCAGGATTCACTTCTTTTCTTTCCGCTTCCTAGTCTAATTTTTGGTTTGGTGTCCATGTGTATTTTTATTTGGTTTTTCTTCTTCTCTTGATAGGTAGGTTCTCTATCACAGGTTCTTCAATCACTACAGGTACTTCTTCCACTACAGGCTGATCTTCTTTGTACCATGTGGTGTGAGTCTCATTCACGAACCATCCATAGAGATACTCCACTAGTTCTACCCTACAGGAACTGCACCAATGGGAGAACTGATGTGTCTTATTCACATAGGTCAGATATAGGTGTATCAGGTCAGTATATACTTCCTTATCATAATTTCGAATGAAAGCGTGTTTCTTGTAGCATTCGTACAAGTGGAAGTGCTTTTTGAATAGTTCTAGGTCTTCAGGTGATATCTGTTTCATAACTCAAATTTATTGGTGAAATAATCTTCAATGATCAGGTACATAAATGGTGTGCAGCTACTTATAAATATGGCATTTAGCAAATCCGTTTTTAAGATCAGGAAGAATAGGCTGATCCAAAAGGACATACAGAAGGAACAGGAAAAAGGCTTGACCAATTTTCTACCTGTGACTTCCTTAAATTTTTTAGGAAAGTTCAGAATGTAGAAGTAGATCAGGGTGATGCCTGCTGATCCTAGTACACTAACTGCTGCAAGATACATTTTCTGATGTTTTTAATGGTGATGAAAATAGATGTGTGAGGGATTCCTGTCTGCTTGCTTACCTTCCTGACTGATCCTAATTCTATGTACATTTTGAGAATCTCCTGATCATACCAATACAGGGAAGGGATGATCTTTGAAATGCTATTTGCTACCTCTTGACTATTGTCAATCTCTTCTTCTTCCTTGACAAATTTCATGATGTCTTCCACAGGCACTAGGGCTGCATACATTCTGCCGAACTTCCCGTACTTTGAATTGGTTTGGTTACAGCAGATTCTGACTATCCAAAACTTGAAGACCTGCTTTCCTTTTGATTGCAGTTCCCCTATTTTTTCAGGGTTGTATTCCAGGACTATGACAGCTACTTCCTGCCGTAGGTCTTCCCACAAATCTTTCCCTATATTCTTGAATACATATTCAAACTCCTTGTCATATAACCAATCAATAGCCTTCATTTGAATTTTATCACTTCACCTGTAGGCTTCCCTGAATAGTCACACAGCCATCCATTCCATGTGAATCTGACTTCTATTTCATTGCCTCTATGGGGTGCTGAAATAAGCCTGATCTGTAGCTGTACTATTTCAATAGATTGGAATAATCCTTTGCCCTTGTTTATCCATGCAGACCACTTCCCATGATAGTCCTTATGTCGGATTTCTAGGCTGTAGTCAGGCTTGGATATTGGTAGGGTTCTAGGCATATTTTTTCTAATTAGGGAAGGCTACCCACTAACACCTCACATCAGATTTGTGGGCAGGTCTGATCACTTAGCCTTCCTTTTTTGGTTTGATAATTACTTCTAGGCCTATGGCATCACAGATCATTCTCAGATTGAATAGGCTGATTGACTCCCATCCATTCTCTACCTGATTGATAGGTGCATGGGATAGCCCTAGTTTGGCACATAGTTGTAGCTGTGTGTATCCGCTTTTCTTTCTTGCTGTTCTGATTAATCTTCCTTCTTCTAGACTCATTAGTTTGTGTTTTGTCAAATATAGGATAAAAATTAATATCCAATCAATACAGGGTATTTTGTCTAAAATGGTAGCAGTTTGTAGATTCCCATGTGGATGAATTCTTCACCCTTCTTGACTATGCACTTCCTGACATTCAATTCAAAGACCATCTTATCATTGAAGCCATACTTCTTCTGTGCTATGTCCATGAGCAACTTGACAGGGTTATCAAGGTCTGATGCCCGATTGCTGAATCCGAAAAAGAATTCCACCCTTAGCATCTGATCTGTGTCAATCTTAGCCTTCGGCATCATCAAAAGCATTGACTTCTCATAGTCCTTGTAGGCAGGTGTTTTGAATCTCTTACCCTGCCATGCCATATTCACTGACAAAGGCTTCTCATTGATTTTGAATTGAATCATTTGCAAGCCTTATAGATGAAGTCCATCCCTATGGTGAACAGTGCCACATAGATCATGAACAGAAAATTCATAGGTACATCAAAGTGCATGAACATAAAGACTGACAGGGCAGTAGATGATGCAGAAAAAATGTCCTGTTTTTTAGGTGTAAAACTTTCAATAATCTTTCTCATTGTTTTGGTTTATTTTTTGTGATTCTTTTAGATACTGTCCCCATTGTTTGGCCATAGCCTCCGCAATTCCAGGGAATGTCTTTGATCTGATCTTTGCCCTATTTTCAGATGGTGGTAGATTGTACCATTTAGGTAGTACCTTCCCTGATTTTGTAGTGTGAAATTCACCCATGTCCAATGAAGAACCAAATAGAGGGGCATCTCCTAGATTTGTTGATTTCAACTTCGGTAAATTTTTAAGCCATAAGCAAGTAGGCTTTCTTGCAGGATCACCAAAGTCAAAAGGATTGACAATCTGATCAGGCTTCCTGTAGTAGGTAGACATCACACCTATTGGATTTTCTATGGCAATATGCTTGATGGGTGCATTTGCCAAAGCAAGGAAAAATTCTATGCTTTTCTGCTGCCTTCCATCCTTTCTCTTCTGTTCAAAATGCTTTGCACCTGACATAGCTAAATCTGTGCATGGTGGGAAAGCTATGACTGCATCCCATTCAAATACTTTTGCATATAATTCACCATCAAATTCTTCATATTGATAGTCCATAGTAGGCCCAGGATGATAGCATTCACCATATTCTTTGAAACATTCAGGACAAATAGGCATTTCAAAATCTTCATCCCAATCTTCAAAAATACAGTCATGTGCATTGATCACTTTGATGTATCCATTGATCACCTTTTGAACATCATCTTTGATGTGCCATTCAGGATATCCACCTGATTCATCAATGATGTCACAGGAATATGCCTCAAATCCTAATTTTCTGAATTCTAAAGTCACGCTTTGACTTTCTTCACAGGCTATAAGTATCTTCATATCTTTTGGTTTTAAAATGGTGCATTGATTTCTTGTGATTGATCAGGGAAGATGAAGTCATCATCAGGTGATGGGTACTGAAATTTAGGCAGATCAGAAATCATTCTTTTCCCTACTATGGCATTCTCAAAATAGTCAAAGCCATCCTTACCTGTGTACCTGTTCCGCTTCCTGTTGAAGTCTATGGTTATTTCAGTAGGTATCCCTACTAGTTTCTGCTTCTTGATCTTATCTGTTTTGATGATCACTGTGGTATCATTTGGATCAGTAGCCCTATTTGGCCTCCATATAGAGATAGAATTGTCTGTGCTATCTGCAAATGTTCCACCACCTTTGATTTGATACAGGGAAGGTGGAGGGTAGTTCCCATCTTTCTCTTTCCTAGGTGTAGTTTGGTGCATCACTAGGTGATAGGATACATGATTCTTTCTAGTGAAGTTGATCCTGTCCATCATGAATCTAGATGCATACAGGTGTTCAGGTTCTCCAGGGGACATCTCATGTCTGATCTTGATGTAGGGGTCTACTATCACAGCCTTCACATCCTTCTCCCATACAAGGTATTCGAATACAGATTCAATCTGCTCTATCCTGAAGTCAGGAACTTTGTCCTTCTCAGGGTAGACAAAAAAGAAGTTATCCTTTACCATGTCAAAGGCTCTCAGATACTCATCTTCCTGCACATCAAAATTCTTGTAGGCTCTATCTGTAGACTTCCCTAGGATCGTGTGAATGATGTCATCAAAGAACTCATCAGGTGGGTAGTTCTCAGGGCTGAAGAATGCAAACTTCCATCCCTCATTTATTGCCTTCAGGACACAAAGAAAGATTAGGAACTGTGACTTCCCTTCATTGTTATATCCTGTCCACAGATTGAATTCCCCTGCCTTCCATGACCACATCTTGTTTTGCATTCCACCACTAGTGATATGATCCATGTCCCTAACATAGGTCTTTGATCCTGCTTCCTTTCCTTTACGGAAGTTCTTCAGCATTGAATCCTTTTGTGCTGCAAAGGTTTTGATTGAAGCCTCACAGAAGTCCAGGTCAAAGGTCTTATCAGATTGCTTCTTCATTACCGAAATATTTATCTATGTTCTCCTTCATTGCTTTGTAGTGACCATTGCGTTCTGCCACATCCCTGAACCATTGCTTCTCAAATTGATTCCTGACCCTGATCTCATCCTTCAATGCCAAGGTAGTACCTTTTAAATCATAATCCATTATATTGATAAGATTAATATACTTTTTTTGTAAGGAGTACAGCCTCTTCAGGTTGATTTCTATCAATGCCCAATTCTTAGTTTTTTGTGCCTGCACTATCATTCCCCAAA